GCCCCCACTGCTCACCGTACACGTCCATCTCTTCTGTATCAATGCGGAGGTCATCAAAGCAAAAGAGACGGAAGATGCCCCCAACGCTGACAATCCCGAGCAGGTTGCTCTGCATAATCAGATACAACGCAATCTTTGGATTGTGCGCTGGGAGCATGATCCTTACCGATTAGAAAGGGAGCTCGTCAAAGCTCTGAACAATCTCCTGCGGGGCAACCGTGGCTACCGGCTCTTCCCCATCCTTGCGCTTGCTTCGCGCAAGAACCTGCAAGAACTTGCAGTGAACCATCAGCTCAAGGTGCTCTTCTTCCTTCTTGTCAACCCAGCTACTAAGCTCTGGGCTGCCCTCAATCAGGACAAGGTCGCCCTTCTCAATGATCTTCACTGCGAGCTCTGCTCGGCCATCCCAGCAAGTTACTGGATACCACTTAGAGGTGTACTCACCGTTGGCATCCTTCCCTGCTGACACCGCCACATTGAAGTTTGCAACGGGACGCCCCGCCTTGGTCTGTCGTAGCTCTGGCTTGGAACCTACGCGACCGATCAACTGAAGCTTAATCATTAGCCTCTTCCTTCCATACCTTCACGTGCACACCGGGAAGCGCTGTTGCGCCCAAGTCCTGCACGTATTTCTTAGTGGCCGTCAAGCGGACGACCTGCGCATCATCATGCCACACCAATCCAACCGTCGCTGAATCCAAGATGGCTCGGACCAACTTGTCCAGATCTGGCTTGACAATGTGGCTTTTACTATATCCCTTCCTCAGACTCCCAGAGCCATTCAGATGGGACTTCGGGCGCTCAAAATAGAACGCCAGATCAACACAGACGGGACCATCAATGGTCACGCCAGCAGAAATATCCTTCCGAAGTACAAACGCGCAATACTCGCGCCACTTCTTCAGGTTTGGATTGTCGCTTGTCACGACAACGCGCCCGCCGCGATTGAACGCGCGGGAAGATCCCTGTGGGACTGGGGTTCCGTAGATGTATGCCTCTTTCACGTCCATCACTTCAACTCTGTCCATTTCCTATCCACTTCTACTAGCCGATGTCCAATCCATTCTGCCACATTTGCCACAACTCCGTTGCCGCATACCTTATACCTATTGGAGTCAAGTCCTGTCGGCAAAAGATCGCGCGCATTCATTCTAACGTCTTCTTCCGTCGGGAACGCGGCGCCCGCTGTGCTTGGTCTGGAACCGTCCAGCCGTCCGGCCACCCCATCAGTCGCTCGCACTCCACTGGGGTCAGCCTGCGCACCAACGACGATGAGTTGCCCGTTTTCAACGGTACTGGTAGCTCCCTTGTGGTATCTGGCGAGGAGAGCGCCAGCGACGTCAGGGCTTCGTTCAGAGTATCCGGGAGTTTCTTGCCACGACGACCTGCCCGCCTGAGTATGCCCACAGCCGCCTTCGCACTCAAGAAGAACCTCTCCGGCGCGGTCGCTTCCAAGACTCGCGACAATGAATACTCTACGGCGTCTCTGGGGGACTCCGAAGAATCGTGCATCAAGACTTCGCCACGAAATACCATACCCGAGTTGGTCCATTTCATTGAGGAGGGCGAGGAAGTCCCTTCCATCGTTGGAAGTGTAGAGACCTGGGACGTTTTCCAGCACGAGCCACCGAGGTCTGAATCGTTCCACAAGGTCAAGGAAGGTGAAGGCAAGGACGGATCGCTTTCCTTCTCCGAATCCTTTTCTCTTTCCAGCGATTGAGAGGTCTTGGCAGGGAAATCCGGCGCTCCAGATATCTGCTGACTTCCAATCATCACTGCTGGCGGCCCCGCCTTCACCGTCAACGGATCCGCCACGTCGTTGAAGTGCGTCGGCTGTCGGCTGAACCATGCTGGAAAGCTCACGATCAGCGAGTGCGACGATGTCTCCGAGCTGCTGGACTCCTGGGAATCTGCTGGCAAGGACGGATCTGGCGAAGGGGTCAATTTCGCTGACGCTGACTGTTCTGATTCCTGCTCGTTCAAATCCAAGATCTACTCCTCCAACTCCACTAAAGAACGACGCGTGGCGTAGTTCTCGATTCATCGGTTCCGAGCACCGATCTCCGGTCGCTGATCTTTCGCATCTATTCTGACAACACGACCAGTTTCTTGCAACCTACTCACTGACGCCCCATATCCAAGGTCGTCAAGCTGGTCAAGGGTCAGGTTGGAGGTCACGATGGTGGACTTCATATGCTGATATCTGCTTTCAATAAGCACATAAAGGCGCTCCGTTACCCAGTCTGTTGCCTTCTCTTTGCCAAAATCATCAAGGACGACAACTGAAGCACGCTCAAGCGCGAACTCCCAGAGGTCCTGTGCCCTCGATTCACTCAATTTGATGCTCTCACGCAGCTTATCCATGAATATTGGAACGTTGATGAAGCGCATATTCTGCTCAACCATCGTTTTGGGGTCGCGGTAGATCTCTGTGCTCGTCTCCGATAGTCTCTGCAAGCCCCACAGGCGCGCAATTTGACGTAATGCAGCAACAGCAAGGTGGGTTTTTCCCACCCCAGGGGCACCAATTAACGCAAATCCACGATCTTTTGGATTCTGAAGCGCTGCCCACCCACTTGCAACTTCAAATGCCTTCGCTGTCTTGTCGTTCACGGTAAAATTGGCGAACGAATGCGGCAAATACCGCTCTGGAACGCCAGATTTCGTCAAAATATTCGTCTCGTAGGCGGAGGTATCAGGATTCAACGTACTCATCACGGCTAAATCCACGCTCATCATTACTCTCCCTCTTTTTTCCTTGCTTTTTGTCTGATATTTTCTGTAGATAGTCTAGCGGATCGCCCTTCAAATCCTTTATTGCCACAAAACAGATCGCTGCGAGCAGTGATTCAAGTCCGTGCGGATATTCCTTATAGATTTTTGCCATCCGTGCATATTGTGGCTTGGTGAGCGGCCTTCCGCTAACCGCAGCCATGAAATCACCGACTGCTCCAGACTTATTTCCAACCCCTACGATGTGTGCAACCCACTCTGGGAGTGTTTTGCCAGCTACTCCTTGACTGACTTGCTTTCGCGCAGCCCCGGAATCATCGTCTTGAGCACTTTTCGCTCTGGTAGAAGTTGTGGGTGGCTTTCCCATTTATCGCAGACCTCCCTGTACTCACACGTCGCATGCGCCCACGACGAAGGATTAGGGTATACGCCCTTCTCCTGCGCGTCAAGGAACGCCCTCACCGAAATGTAGAGCTTATCTAGCGCATCCTGCCCCCTGCGAGTGACCCTACGGTCCACGTTGGGGGATTTTGCACTCTTGCTAATGATGTTGAACGTCACCTCTGGGTCATGATCAAAGTTGTCGCGCACAGCGAGAACATAGGCAGTCGCCTGAATGTCACCGTGCTCGCGACCCTCTTCCCACTTCCTTGATGCGGTCTTGTGCTCCACGACATCCTTGCTGGTGGTGATCATATCCACCTGTGCCTTCAGTTTGATCGGCAGCTTGCCAAGGCGGCTGTGCTTGATCTCCGCATACATCGTGCGCTCAACGGCATGGGCAACCCATGGATCGCCCTCCGTAAGTGCTGCGCGCAGCATCTCTTGACCCATTGCCTGCTGACCAATCGGATCGGCATCCTTCTCTGCCATCCAATCCACCTTCTTGGATTCCTGCGCATATGTCAGCTTATAAGCATCGTATGCCTTGGTAAGGTCTCCTATCTTTTTGCCGCCAGCAATCGGCTCATACCAGTTTTGCAGTCCGGCATGAACCGATGTTCCAAGGGCAAAGAACGGGGTGGTCTTATCTGTCCAGAGACCGAGTCGGTACTTATACCACCAGCGAAGCGGGCAGGAGAGGAACTCCCTTAACTCGCTTACGCTGACGTACTCTGGGTGCCGCTCTTCGTATCTAATCAACTCCATCAGGCAAACTTCGCGCGCTTGTTCTTCCAAGCGCTTTGAAGAACCTGTCGTTCTCGATCAGTCATATCTAGACCGGCAATATCCTGACCAACCTTCTGCAGCTCGTTTGCATCGGATGCAGTCTGAATCGCATCAAGCCAGTTCAAAACAATTGGGGTCTCTTCAATCTCAACATCTGCAAAGATTTCCTTTGCTGCTGCGACGATTGGATCAACCTTCGGTGCGACGCCGCTCTTGGCGCGGATCTCATCGCCAGAGGCAACCTTCTTTGACGGCAGTCCAGCCATCACAAGTGCGCGACCTGCGGCACTCGTCTCGGTATTCTCAAGCTCAGAGCCGCGTGTATACGGTGTGCTCCCTGGGATCGCCATTGAGGCGTGACCAATACCTGCTGGCTTCTCGTCAACCGTTTCGCCGCGGAAGACCTGCGCCTTCATCACAACAATCTTGTCGGTGAGCTGCACGAGCTCGGTCTCAATGCGCGCATTTGGATACGCGTCGTACCACGCCCTGATGCGGTCTGCTACCTCAACGTAGTCTGCCGCGAATGCCTTGCGCTTCTCTGGCGCTGCGCTATTTCCATAAGCCATCTCTTTTACCTACCTTTCTTAAGTTCTGCGGCCCTGCGCAGATACTCACTAAACAATTCCTCCTCGGCAACCCCGAGAAAGTCGCTAATCTTAGCCCTCATCGGCTGGCTCATCTTCACATGTCCGAATCGCAGATCCCGAAGGTACTGCGGATGACACTCTAGGTATTTTGCCACGACATCGTGAGGAATGCAAGAGTCGTCAATGATCTGCCAGATGTGCGCGCATGTCGCGCGCTGCATGAGGCGCCATTCCCTCCCCTTATCCCCACTAAGTTTAGACACCTACCGTATTAATGTCATCCGGAGAACGCAGCCATTCCTCACATGCGAAGCTGATGCCGCGCTTCACCCAAAGCCGACCCTCTGAGTCAAGGATTTCCCCTGAGTCAGCAAGCTCAGCCTCAAGCAGTTCGTGGGCATCGGCAACGACGGATAGCAGCAGGCTTTCTTTTTCTGCCGCCTGATTATCGCCCAGTGTCATTGCGACAGGATGTGACTCCAGCGCAGCAACAAAGACCGAACGACCGCGAAGCTCCAACTCAATCTCTCGAGTTTCTGTCACTTCTTTACCTTTCCAAGAATCTGATATACGCGCTGGCGACTAATCCCAAGTTTCCTTGCGATGTCAACCATCGTCATCCCAGAATCTTTTAGTGCCTGGATCTCGCTCGCCCGGATTTCAAGCGATGCAAGAGCCGAAGTGGATCGGTGTTTGTGGTTGCACCACCAGCACCGAGCGGCCTCAGGGGACGTGACCTGCTTTCCGCAATTCACGCAATTCGCCATATGGTCGCTCCTTCCATCTTCATACCTGCATTATAGGTGGCTCCCATTGACATGTCAAGGTGAGGCGAACCTAGGGCTTCTCCTTATAGAACTTTTCAAGATATTCGTTAAGTATTGGGCGCCAGACCCTAGACTGTTCGGTCTTCATTCTGTGGTGGAGGCCGCAGAGGGAGACTAGGTTCTCGGGGATTGATGGCCCACGCTTCCCAAGACCGGAACCGTTCACATGGTCAAGCTCCAACCCGAACCTGTCCGAAGGGCCGAATTGCGTGCCACAGCGACCATACATCCCGATCCTTGGTCCGACGCATCCGCCGTCCCTCTTAAAGACCTCCTGAGCAACGCCAAGCGTCACTGGGTCTTTGTGGCGGATTGTCCTTTTGATACGAGATCTTTTCACTGGCGGCTCTTAAGGTATTCAACTAGCCTGTCCATTGGACGCAGCAGTCTCTTGGGGGCAAAGTAAAAGTCATCTTCCTTTTGTCGGTACTTGTCAAACTTGCGTTCAACAGACCAAAGATCTGGGTTGGCAGTAGACATCGCAAGCATCTTCTTGGTTTTCTGGCTCACGAATACATAGGCAATCGGGCGTTTGCTCTTGCCATTGAATCCGCTATAGGTGTCCACAATAATCCGTTCTAGCGGCCAAGACTCTGGGTCTTCACCAAACTCCTGCCGGACAGATTTCACCTCAAGGATGTCGCCATTTGAGAGGATGATGTCCTTTTCGTTCTTGGTGAATCGTGACCACTTTGTCGGGTCCTCTTCAATCTCAAGATCTGGGACCGTGCACTCAATCCCGCGACTTTTTAGGTCTCCCGCCACGTAGTAGTTGTACCCGTGACCTTCTCGATACGCCTTGAAGTAGTCGTGACTCATCCGAGCCTCCCTTCCTTTCTTTTCCTTTCTCAGCCGCCATCACGCGACAAGGAAGACAATAGCACGGTTGTGGGTGGTATGTCTTCTCCGCGGCCACGAGTTAGCTCTTTCGCTCTCGTGCCTCAACTTGGCGCATGATCTTATTTGACCAAGCAACCCCAGCGTCTCCACCCCAGAGCGCCCATGCGATACGACCAGCTGAAGGGAACCCGTCCTGTCCGGGCTTAAATCCTTCACCCTGCTTGTCAACCTCGTGTCGTGCAAGGAAGGCGCGCATCTTGCGAACGCGCGGGATCGTCATCGTGTTGCTGATGAGCATGCGTGCGGTTGTCTGGCCTGGCCCAATCCCGCCGCGACCGAACTCA